AGAGAATCGACATGGACGACAAACTGACAGTCGTAGATGCGCTGATTGATAATATTCGGGTAGGCCGAGGAGACGTGCAGATTACCTGGAAAATCTGACGTTGTAAGCTGATTGTTTTGCTAAGGCTTGTTTGACTATCCTTGAACAGTATGAATCTGTCGTTGGAACAGTCGCTGAAGTAGATAGTATGGAAGGCCACGAGTTTGAATATTGGTGCGCCGAGCTTCTAAAGAAAAACGGCTTCACTGAGGTTGAGGTTACAAAAGGAAGCGGCGATCAGGGAGTTGATGTGCTGGCCGTCAAAGACGGAATCCGCTATGCAATCCAGTGTAAATGCTATTCATCTAACCTTGGAAACGGGCCGGTACAAGAAGTTCATGCCGGAAAAGCTCTCTATCACTGTCAAGTTGGTGTTGTCATGACAAACCAATATTTTACAGCAGGCGCAAAGGAACTTGCCGAGGCCACGGGCGTACTGCTGTGGGACAGGGAAAAACTGGAGGAAATGCTGGCTACCACATAACGGAGCAACTTTTCCGCAAACCCCCTCCGCCGTTGCGGAGGGGGTTCAAAATTTCCGCTATCTCTATAAAGCTGTCGGGGCGCATGGAAGGGATCGGTTACCTGCCGCCCCATAACGGGGCGGCTTTTTGTGCCCTTTTCATCCACAAACAACCCTCTTTTATCGGCCCTTTACAGGGCTGATTTTTTGTTATCATGCAACCATAGGAGGACGCAGAAATTAGGCGGCAAGGCTGCCACGCCGGCAGGCATTTCTGTGCCCTCCTATTCTTTTTTGGGAGGTATCCCCATGTACGATATTGACCGCTTGATCAATGCCGGAATGGACGCGGAAACTGCTTTTGACACCGTGTTTTGGTATAAGCGGCAGGGAAATGATTCCGGGCTGGAGCGGTATATCTGCGAGATTGAGCGCGGCCAGCGGCAGAGGCCAAACGATGGGTAACTATGCCTATTACCAGCCGAACCCGGCAGGGAAAAGCGTGGGAGACTGCACCGTTCGGGCTATAGCAAAGGCTTTGGGACAGACCTGGGAAGAAACCTATGTTGGGTTGTCTCTGGAAGGTTTTAGTCGGGGAGACCTGCCCAACGCGGACAGTGTGTGGGGGCCGTACCTTAAAGACCACGGCTTTACCCGCCATTGGATGCCAGATGATTGCCCGGACTGCTACACGGTGGCGGATTTTGCCGCCGACCACCCAGATGGAACGTTTATCCTTTCCATGCCAGGACGCCATGTGGTGGCTGTAGTGGACGGGCAATTTTGGGATAGCTGGAACAGCGGGGGAGAAGTTCCAACATACTATTGGACGCGTTCTTGAAAGTTACCGGCAAGTAAAAAAACCATTGTAGCGCAATTGGTTATAGCAATTCCATCCAAAAACTTGCTTGCTCGATCAAGTAAAAGGAGTATTTACAATGGCCTATCAACCGTACCCATGCGGGGGCTACCAGCCCGCACCATACTACCCCGGCCCGGTGCCTGACCAGCTGGCCCAGCTGCGGCAGCAGCAGATACAGCCCATGATGCAGGGGGCGCAGATGGCGCAGCAACCCCAGCCAATGCAGACCAACATGGGGCCAGTTGCTCCGACTGGCGGACCGCAGAACGGCGGGATTATTTGGGTGAGCGGCAAGGGAGAGGCGGACGGCTACCTTGTGGCCCCAAACAGCGCGGTGGCCCTGTGGGACGCAAACAACCCGGTCATCTATTTGCGTAAGGCTGACAGCACTGGCAAACCATCCACGGTAGTTTATGACCTGGTGGAGCGGACGGACGGCCCGCCTGCCCAGCCCGTCCCACAAATCGACTGGGATAAGATCGTAACATGGGACAAGCTGGACAAATACCTCGAAGAACGGCTTAAAAAGCCCGCCAGGGCCACCACAAATAAGGAGGACGAATAAATATGGCGAACCCGTTTATGACGGCTATGGGCGGTGCAAACGGCCCCCAGAGCGGCCCTGGAAACATGATGCAGGCTTTCCAACAGTTCATGCAGCAGAACCAGGGCAAAGACCCGAACGAGATGATCCAGCAACTTCTTTCTTCGGGCAAGCTCAACCAACAGCAGCTCAACCAGGCCCAGCAGATGGCAAAGCAGATGGAAGGACCGCTGAGCGGGTTGAAAGGGATGTTCGGGTTCAAGTAAAAAACTGCCCCACTAATGGACAGTTGTTGTGCGGGCGGGGATTTACACCCCGCATAAGCAAATTGCCATCTAACGCCCGTCGCGCATTTAAGCGGCCCGCAAACCAGAGGCCGCTTAACGGCCTTACCCACAGCAGGATCATAGGTGTTGCTCTACCCGTCACCATAGCGTCTACTTATTCCGCCACCGCACAACTGTATTATAGCATAAATCCGCAAAAAATCAACACTTTTTGTCTACAATGCGTGGCCACGCAGTAGAAATACATCAACAAAGGAGAATTGTATATGTCTCTTGGCACTGAAAATAGCGGAATTCCTGCCGTCATGAATGTGACACCTACCGGCGCCGCCAACAGCAACTGTGGCGGTGGCTGGGGCGGCGATTGGGGGGCTTGGATTATCCTGTTCCTCATCTTTGGTATGTTCGGCTGGGGCGGCATGGGCGGCTTCGGCGGGTTTGGCGGGTTTGGCGGCATGGGTGGCGGCTATCCCGCGGAATCCATCCTTCAGCGCAGTCTGGACACCCAAACCATCATCGGGAAGCTGGACGGCGTGACCCAGGGCCTGTGCGACGGCTTCTACTCCATGCAGAACTCCATCAACGGCCTGGGCATGAACGTCATGCAGGCCTTCCACGGGGTTGACAATGCCATCTGTAACATGGGCTATCAGACCCAGCAGGGCTTTAACGCCACCCAGATGGCAATGATGCAGGGTCAGAACGCTCTCCAGGCTCAGCTTGCTCAGTGCTGCTGCGATCAGCGGGCTGGACTGGCCGATCTGAAGTATCAGATGGCTACCGACACCTGCGCCGTGACCAACACCATCCAGAACACCACGCGGGACGTGATCGATAACCAGAACGCCAACAGCCGGGCCATTCTGGACGCGTTGAACGCCAACTACATCCGCACTCTGGAGAGCGAGAACCAGTCTCTGAAACTGTCCGCTTCCCAGGCCAATCAGAACGCTGTGCTGATGGCGGCTATGGACGCGAACAAGGCTGAAATTCTGCGCCGCACCGGCGCGGAGTGCCCCACTCCGGCCTATGTGGTCCAGCCTCCCACGCCTGTCAACTTCCCCACCAACTGCTGCGGGCAGTTCAACGGCTGGGGCAACAACGGCTGCGGTGGCTGCGGCTCCTGCTAAAATCCAATAACAAGCAACTTTCCGGGATTTTCGGAATGTTCGGCCCCGTGCCGATTTTGACAACAGCGGCGGGGTAACTATACCCTGCCGCTATCTTTTTAGAAAGGAATGATATCATGCCTGAATTTACTGCTGCCGCCGTGCAGACGGTCGCCGCCAACCAGAATGCGCTTTTCACCGAAACGCCTGTTGGGTGTAATCGTGGTTACGTGACCCACCGTGATGGAAGCGGGCTTGTCACCCTGCGTGGCATCACCAACCAGTGCCGCGCCCGGTACAAGGTAACCTTCGGTGGAAATATCGCCGTACCCACCGGCGGGACTGCGGGGGCTATTTCCGTCGCCCTGGCCATCAACGGGGAAGCCCTGAACAGCGCGGTCTCCACCGTCACCCCCGCCGCCGTGGAGGAATATTTCAACGTATTTTCCACCGCTTACATCAATGTGGACAAGGGATGCTGCGTCAGCCTGTCCGTCAGGAACGTAAGCGCCCAGGCTATCAATGTGGCCAACCCCAACTTGATTGTTGAGCGCGTGGCCTGAAAGGAGAGAACGACATGGAAAAGCTGAAAGAAAAGCTGTGGGAAGAACTGGAGGAAATCGCCCGCAAGCCCGAGATGGGCGCAGGGGACTTGGAGTTGGCCCACAAGCTGACCGACACCATCAAAAACATTGACAAGATTTGTATGCTCGAGGACGGCGAGGGGTACAGCGAGGACGGCGGCGACTATGGCCGTGGTTCCAGCTACGCCAACCGGGGCAAGCACTATGTACGGGGCCATTACAGCCGGGACGGCGGCATGGACGGGTACAGCTCCAGGCGCAACCGCCGGGGCCGTTACAGCCGGGACGATGGCCGCAGCGAGATGATGGAGCACCTGGAAATGGCCCTGGACAGTGCCAGCGACCAGGACAAGGATACCATCAAGCGTTTCATGCGCCAGCTGGAGCAAGCATAAGGGGGTGCGGCTATGTCCGCGCCGAATCTAAAGGAGATAGAGTGGGCGATAGCTGAGCTGGAACAGGGGGAAAGTTCATTCTCTGTTTATGCCGCGCTGGCAAATCTCTACACGGTACGCAATGAAATGCTTGGCATGTCTGCCCCGCAACCGCAGACAGCGGCCTATTCAATGGCGGCTCCGACCAGCCAGGAATTTGGCAGGTATGGGGACAGTGATTTTTTGCGGGCTGTGGAAGGGAAGGATCCGGGTAAAGTCTGGCCTATTGTGGATGATTTTATGGATTCTCTTAGGGTGGTAAACCGCAAGGCTTATGATCATTTAGTTCAACGGTTGGGCAACGTGTAAAAGGAGGGGGATTTCTCCCAATGGCATTAACTTTAGCCTAAATAAAACTCCCCCCTCTAATTTGACACTGAGCAACCCGTCATGTATAATTAAAATGGCACTATGAAGGAAGGAAACAATTTTAAGCCAACGGGAAACGAAAAAAACACAAGGACACCTCAATAAAACTGTATTATAAATTCAAAAATTTTTGTGAGGTGCAGACCTATGGACGAGACACGTAACAAACTGAAACAATTTGTTTTAGAGTTCCAGAATGGGACACAAATCATTTGTGCTAAAAGAACAGGCTTTTCCACTCTTCTTGAAGGAATTCGCACATTTCGTGATGCGGATCTTGAATTGGAAACCTTGCGTCTTGCGTTTGTTCGAGACATCATGGAGAAAAGGAAGGAACAGGAGCAACAGAAATAATAAAAGAGTATGAGCAAGGAAAAATGATGAAATCCTTCATAAAGCTAAAAGCGCCGCCCATTCCAGATGGGGCGGCGCTTTTCTACAAACTTTTCCCGAATAGCCCTTGCAATTTCTCCCGCTATCGGTTAAAATTGCAGTTGGAGACATATATGCGGCAGGCCGCAAGGTGCTGGTAACACCCTGCGGCCCTGTACGAGTGAGGCAACCACTCAGCACAGCGAACATAGTCGCACCATAGGCATTATACCCGGTTTGGCGCGTAATTTCAAGGCCGAACGTGGATTTTGCTGTGCGTGCATTTCATGCGGTGTTGAGTTATCAAAACTCGGCACCGCTATATGTTTCCAATGAAAGCCCTGGGCGGGGGCGTGTCCCCCGCCCGCCCTTCGGGGCTTTGTTGGAAACTAAATTTGAGAGGAAGAAGGTAAATGAAAAAGAGATTGTTTTCCCTTGTGTTAGTCCTTGCGTTATGTATGGGGTTGACTGTTAATGCATCAGCCGAAAGCGCGCCGTCCTTTGGCGCGGATACTTGGGCCGCAGGTACTCAGTATTTCTTAGATGGAATCGATTCAAGAAAAAATCCAGATGCCTTTTGCCAAGCGACAGGATTGATCTTGACACAGCACCAAGAGGAAGTGTATAGTCCGCTTTCTGGACTTCCATTTTCCTATAACCGTTGTGGATTAAAAAACGCAACCGGAAATCTGGTGTTTCCAGAGAATTTTTATCGGTTCGAGTATATTGGCGAAAACCGTATTGTCGGCTATCAGTATGATTTTACCTCTAATGCTTCTGGATGGCCGCTTACACTGACAGGTGTTTATTCCACCAGTGGGAATGTCTTGCTTCCGCTTGCCGAGATTGAACTTAGATATGCTGATGACACCAAGCAGAATTTCCTCGTTTCAAAAAGTTCAGAAGTTATGGTCGGGGAAACAGGGGATCCAGATGATCTAATGACTACCCAGTTTCTCAACAGGTTATACGGTTTGTATGACTGGAATTTTAATGAAATCCTTCCCATGGAATACCACTCTATCGACTATATGGGAGACGGCTATTACCGTGTCCGCAAGGGAATGAAGAACCTGAATGCAGAGAACATCAATGATAAACTTATCTTTGATGCTGGGGTTTATAAATATGGCACTGGTATTATTATTTCCTGTCAGCGCAACCTTTCGGTCTCTTATCTGGGCTCCGATATGTTCCGCGTTGGTGTTTCTCCTTTCTGCTATGGTGCAATTGACGGCAATGGAAAACAGGTTTTGCCCTTTGTTTATGCAGGAATCAGAGACTATTATGATGGTTATTTTTCCGTGTCTCTATTTCGAAATGCATGGAGCCGCCAGCTTGCTCTACAAACAGATTCGCCCTCTGCAAAATATCATTTTATGGGATGCGATTTGTCTGACAGTGGGGCATATCTTACAATGGGAATCGTGGACAGGAACGGAAACGCACTGTCCTCTTTCGATCATGAGGAAGCAACAATTTCACAAAATGGGACAGTAAA